TTTCGATAGAGATGAGCAACCCACGGCTACCTGGCAACTCCCGCACAGACCTGATGATGGAGGGCAGGGCAGAGGCTCCGTTGTTGTGTCCGTAGATAGACACGATTGTGAGTTGGCTGTGGTTCATTGTCCGTACATTCCGATTCTTTTGAGATAGTCACTGACGTTTCTGCCTACAGCGATTTGTTCAGGGCTGTAGGATTCTTGAGCTTCACTGACATGTCGTGACAGTTTGTGAGCTATCAAGCGAGGCTGAATCTGCTCTGCATAGGCAACGGCAGCAAGGGCAGAGGCAATCACCCTGTCATCTTTGCCACGACCAGGTGCTCCCAAGAAACCACCTTCTCGCACGATACCTTTCATCTCTTCTAGGGTATCCATGCTGAGAATGCCCATCATGCCCCGCTCAAAATAGTCTTTCATGTACTGCAACATGCGTTCTTTACTGTTGGCAGTGGTCAGGTATCCAATACTGTTGGAGAGGCCTCCAAGTGTGTCGTTACGCCTCCAGATGTAGTTGGTCATGCTACCCAGTACATCCATCAAGTCCCGCCCTGTAGCCCCGCCCATAGAGGTCGCCAAGCGTTTCAAGTTCCGCAACTCGTTAATCACGGCCTGACCTGGCCCGTTAACTTCAAGGTTAAGGGTTGAGTTCTTGTATGCGCCAGCAAGGTGGGCGATAACCCACGCAAACTGGTAGGTGTTTAATTCCGAGGTGGCAAACTCAGCAACTTGGTCAAGCCCATCTGCGTAGCATCTGTAGACTTGGATACAGAATCTATCTGCCCAATCAGAACTACCATAAGCGGGGTCAGCACCAATAACGTAGTAAGCAGAATCAATAGGCTCTTCCCATACCTTGAGAGTACCGAGTCTCTCAGTAGATTTAAGAACCTCTGTATCTTGGAAGAGTTGTCCGAAAGCATATCTGTAGTAATCACATTCTGTAGTCTTGCTCTTCTTGGCAGCTTCTGTACAACGAGTGTGCGAGAAGAAGGAGGAGCCAGTCATCACAAAGGCATAGTCCTCAGTGGGTGGAAACTCTTGATACATCAGGGCATCATCCTTGATACCTTCTGCCATCTTCCACCGCCACCAAGCCATCTGCCGAGAGTTAATCTCAAAGCCGTAGAGCTTCTTAATATCCTTGTGCCACTCTTTCTCTTCCCCTGTTAACTTCCCATCCCAGTACACCTTGTAGATGTTGGAGTCGGCAGGGACTTGGTAGTACTCATTACGCCACCAGCCACAGAAGATGGCACGTTGTGTCTTTGCTCGTTTGGCAGTCTTATACATGTCGTGGAACATGTTGAAGCCTTGAGCCGTACTCTCAAACATGTACAGACGTTCTGAGTTCTTTTCAGCAAGAGAAGCTATCAGGGAGGCAAGACCTTCTTCGTTACCCCACGATGCTGTCTCAGTCCCGTGTAGGTAAGTGATAGCTTTGCCCTGCCCCAGACGAGACTTATTTCCCGCAATTTGGTAGAAGAGCCTCGACCTGTTCTTGAGAACCATCTGGTTTCTGTTGTGGGCAACAAGCGGAATCTTGTATTCTTTGGGCAAACCTTCCATGTACATAGCAAGAGTACTTCTGAACATGTCCCTGTTCTCTTCTGTATCTGCCACCAACGTGCCTTGCCAGCCAGGGTGGGTGAACTGCCAGTAGAGGTCAAGAGCCAAGGAAATAGTGGTGATACCAAGCTGCCTACCTTTAAGGATGACAAAGAAGTGGATGTCATTGTCTAGTCCCTTTTGTATCTCTTCCATGACATAAGTCTGAGTCCCCAGAAGGTTACCCATCTTCTTCAAGCCCTCTTCTTTTGTCTCAATCTTGAGTTCAGAACAGAACTTGTAAAACTTCTTCAAATCAAAGTTCATCTAGATTCCAGTTAAGAATGTCGCCAGCAATACGCTTGTTCTTGGCACACGCTATCAATTCCTTGTAATGTGTGGGCGAATACTTCTCTTTCCATTCAGCCGCCAACTTAATCTTCTGCTTCTTGTTAGTGCAAGACAAGGCTCTGTATATCTCTCGCTGAAACCGAATACGACTCTCCCGTAACGCCATCCTCGTATCCAACCCTATATCCATACTCCACAGCCTTCTCAACACTTATAGCCATCATGACCATCATCTGCTCCGTACGGGCAAGCTTAGTCATCAGGTCTGCATACGCATCCCGTAACTCATCCTCACCCATCCAGAACGATTCATCCATTTAAGACGTTCTCCACACCCTTACTTGGTCACCCTCTGTCTTCGCAGTAAACACCCTACCCAACCGCTTGCCAGCCCTGTAATTGGCATTCAACACCTTAGCCCTTGCCTCTAGCGGTACACAGAAGCTATCCCCAACATCCATGTCCTCATACGGGTACGCATAGACAACCCTCGGCTTAGGCATCTGTACTCCACTCTCCAGCACTAACTCTGTAATCATATTAACCCCT